TGTCGCGGACGGCCCCTCCCCGGGGCTCCCGCCCCCGTCACCATCCGACGGTCGGCTCGTCGCGACGGTCGGGCTGCTTCCGTGCGCGCCTGCCGTCGCCCTTCTGCGCGTTGCATATCCAATGCGCGGGCTGCCAGTTCGATTCGTCTCGCGCGCAGTCCCGCGCCGAGGCGTAGCCGAACTCCCGCCAGCGCGCCACGGGCCTGATCTCGTCGATGACGAGCGAGAGCGGGTAGAGGTGGCTGCGCGGTGCCGCGTAGTCTATCGGCCCCCGCCTTCCCTTGCAGATCCCGCATGGCGCGGACATGGCCGCGTACCGCTTGGCCGCGCGGACGCGCGCCGACGCCTTGGACTGCCGCACGTTGGCGGTCGGTCGGCGGGTCATGGCCTGCCGCCCTGGCTGGCCGACGGCCCCCGGGTGCTCGCAGCATGCCCCCCGTCCATCACAGCCCCCTCACCCCGAACCGCTGGGCCATGGCCTCGCGTATCTCGCGGGATGCGTGGCGCTGCTTCTTCGTCAGCTTCCCGCCGTCCCAGCTGTCGGACGGCTGCACGTCCAGCGCGCGCACCCACGCCCACTGCACGGAGCTGTAGGGTCGCCGCCATGATGCGGCAAGCGCGCGGGCGTCCACGGGTTGCACCTCCGGATAACAGACGAGCCGCCCCGAGGGACGGCCCGTGATCGCAGTATTTCTCGGTAACATGTTACCGCTTTCCCGACTGCCCGCGACTGCCCGATTCGTCAGTACGCCATCGGCATCGGGTCGCGCTCGCATGCCGGCATAACCTCCCAGTAGGATGCCAGCGCGCGCCTGCGCAGCTTCATCATGCCGTCGTAACTGTAGTGCATCTCCACGCACACCTGCTCCCAGTCGCGGCCCAGCAGGTAGCGCAGCCTCAGCGCCTTGGCCTCGGTGTAGTCCTCCATGCCCGTGAGCGCGTCGTTCGCGCGCTTGCGCTCGGCCTCGTACTCCGCCAGCACGGCCACGTAGTCGCGGATGCGGCTGCGTATCTCGTCCACCGCGTTTACCATGGCATCGTCCGTCGGGCTGGTCTGCACGCGGTCTCGCGAGTAGTCTATGCCGCGCACGCCAGACGCGCGGTCTCGCGCATCGTCCACGAGCGCCTGCATGCCCGCGCATCCCTCGCCGAGCCTGCGTATGCGCTCCAGGTACGCGTGCGCCTGGTCGGCCCTGTACCGTTGAAGCTCCTCGTCCATGCGCCTCCTAGGTGTCCCGTTTTCGGTACAGCTTAGCAGCATTCCGTACCTCATACATTCACCTTCCAATACTTGTTAGGGCGTTTGTCGTAAATGACGATTGCAGACGGGAACGGCGCGCCACTTTGCGAACCGCCGAATTTGAGTCTGCCGCGAACGAAACGCACCTCTGTCGCGTGGCCCACGATCCATTCGTGCCACCATGCCGTGTCCGTCCTCGCGGGAACCAGGCAGACAGTGACCCCCCCCCGATTCGATTGCGCCGCTTTCTGCATCCAAGCGCCTATTTCGCGGCCATAAGGAGGATTTAGCCAGACACTACCAGTCCATTCTTGTTTCAGCCCGTCATCGTCAATCGTGTAATGCTTTTCGCATAATGCGTTTTCATCGGTTGAGGCGGCATCCAGCGTGAAATGAAATTCTGCGTCAAGCTGTTCGTACAATTCCCGTGGCGTTGTCCATTCGTTCGATAGCGACGACTTCATGCCTGATGTAAAGCCGCTCATTCCGCATCGCCCCTCAGCTCAACCAACTTGCCCCATCCGTCGCAGCCGATGAACGGGCAGCGCGTGTACTCCTTGCCGTCCGTCACGTCGCGCCATACCTCGGCGCAGTCATCGCCGCATATCGGGCATTCCGTGTAGCCGACGTATTCGAGGTTCTGTGGCTGGCCGCCGAACAGCGCGTTGATTATTCCGCTCATTCTGCATCACCCCTCATAACTCGTACAAGCGCAATCAGTTCGTCGTATGTCAACCACGTCTCGATGCTGAACGACTTGTGCGCTTCGCCCAGGCTCTCCGTGTAGTTGATGTGCGTCTCGCGGTACTTGTCGAACTTCGGCTCTCCAAGCGACGTGATCGGCTCGCTCATCGCTCCACCGCCTTCCTCGTGTACTTGCCCTTACAGATTCGCCCTACTGAGCAGATGTTGTTCGGGCTGTCGTACTTTGTGACCTTAATTCCGTAGATGGTGCACTTGCCGTTTTCGCCTTGCCAGTCGGTCGAGTTTTCGCACTCCCAGCAGTGGTTTCCGAAACCTGCGCTGTCCCAGAAGCGCCCACGTTTGCTCATCGCTCCACCGCCTTCCGCACCTTCGCGCCGCAGTGGTATATACCGTCTTTGCCGAGATACACCTGCACGTCATTGTGTCTATCTCGCCTATTGTTCTGTTGAACGCTCATGTCCGAGAATCTGCAATTATCTGGGCAGTAATTGCCGTTTGGATCAATCCTGTCTAGAGTGCATTTGCCCTTCGGCGCATTTTCGTTATAGCCATGTGATTTTGCCCAGATTGCGAATGAGTAGAAATCTTTATCCCATTCAGGGCAGACTGAAATTCCACGAGCGCCGTAATCTTTGAAATGCGGGTGCTTCTTGTTATTGCACCGCCTTTTCATTCCAGACCAGACTTCATACAGTCTTGTTTTCGACATACCATGTGTCAGCCTCATTCGCTTATATCCGTTATGAACGCGATTCTCGCGCTCTAGGCATCCGCATGATTTTGCATGACCAGTACGTAAGTCAGTCCCGCGAATTACTTTTTCAGCTCCACAATCGCATCGACAAAGCCACAAGGCAGAGCCTTTTGCATTAGAGCCATTTCTGCTAATGACTGTAAGCCGTCCGTACTTGTTGCCAACTTCATTGATTGTCTTCATCTAGACCACTACTCCAAATGAAACGCCACCGGCATGGAGGTAGTGGCTCCACACCGATGGCGCAATTCGGTATTATATTCGATTGTTCGTCCAGCCACTACCTGAACAATCAAATTATACTCCTGAACTGCTGTTTTGTCCATTTATATACATCTTCTTCCGCAGTTCGGGCAGTAGTTGTGCGCCCTGCATGGCTTTGCCTCGTACCCGCCGTCGAATCTGCGAACGTGCTCCCACGACTTCGCCACGAACTCGCCGCAGGCCGTGCAGTTGCCGTGCGCGTCCATCTCGCACTCGCCAGCGTCCAGCGTCGCGGCGATTGCCTGCTCGGGCGTGAGTCTCAAACTGATTTCGCCATTATGTTCGTAGCCGTTGACTTTGCGCCCGCGTGAGTCCTTCCATGTGGTCACATTGCAGAAATCGGTGTGCCTGACGCCGCGCTCGTCCAACAGCGCCCTCAGCTCCTCGGTCGCGCTCATGCGTCCGCCTCCATGGTTCTCGCGATCGCCTGCGCGTGCCATACGGCGTCGCCCAGCTTCTTACGGAACTCGCCCAGCCTGTCGCGGTACCAGTCGCGCTGGTCGCGGTACTCGATGCGCTGCTCGTCGCACTCGCGCAGCTCGGCTTCCAGCTCGGCGATACGCCTGTCTTTATCCTTCGGCATGAACTTTGCCATCGGGTAGTCCGGTAGTTCGATGCCGTCGGTTAGCTTGCGCCACTTGTTCAACTCGGCTTCCAGCTGGCGGATGCGCTCGGCGCACTCCCGCTCGGTTATCGCGGCCTGGCGGTCGAGCAGGGAGTTGAACACGTCGATGTCGAAATCGTCGTCCATGGAGTCGCGGGAGCCAGCGTCCCAGGCATCCGCCCACAGTTCACCGAGCCGTTCATTCATGTCCGCTTCGAGCTTCTCGCGGGTGTCTTGCGCTATGTATGCGACGTTAGAGCCGCCGTCGGGGTCGCTAACGCCGTTTTCGAGCTTCAATCCGTCGTTGCGCTCGGCTTTGAGCCACATCGCTATGCCGTCGCCACAACGGGCTCCGCACTCGTCCTCGGTATCGTATGCACAGTACTCGCACAGGTCACCTTCTGCTAGAATCTCAAGCAGCTGCTCGCGGTCGTTCTCGCACAGCCAGTCCAGGTTGTTCATGCGTCCACCACCTTGCGCTCAACAGTCACGAGCGTGTCGTTCTTAGACCCGCCGTGCGGGATTATCGCTATGCGCTCCATCTTGAATCCTCGCCCCTTCCCGAGTCCGTTTGTGTTCCAGCCGCAGCAGAGGGCGACCCCCCCCGCTTCAAAATCCGTGCGCACTCGTCCTTGCATCGCGCCCAATAAGCCATGTTCGACACGCTGATTTCCAGCTTGTCCTTGCCGTACGACTTGTAGAGCTGTGCCGCCTGCGTGATGCTGTACGGCGGGTCATAAAGCACCAGGTCGGCGCTTGCCGTCTCCTGCTGCTTGAGAAATTCGAGCGCGTCCATGTGGTAATCGGTCTGGTATTCGGGGTTAAGGTCGTTCGTGACCGTCCCGTATTGCGCTTCGCGTGCAAACGGGTCGATGATGACCGCCTCCCCGTTCGCCCTCGCCTGCGCGTCCAGGCACTCGTCTCTGACGATGTTCCGAATCGGCTTGATGGTGAACGTCTTGCCGTTCGGCATCGCCCATTGCCTCTCGTAAGTTATCGTGCTTTCCTCGCTCATGCGTCGACCCCCCTCACCGCGTTCAGCAGCTCCGTCTTGACCCGCCTGCACTCGGCGAGCATCGACTTCAGGTCGGTCGCGGTCTCCGGCGACTCCCGAAGCGCGATCTCGTACGCCTTCTCGATGCTGTGGGCCAGCGAGCGGTGGAAGTACTTCCCCTCCCACGTGTCCTCGCGGTCTTTCCGATGCTTCGGGTATTGAATCTGCCAGTCCGTGCCGCTCCCCGCTATGCGCCAATCGCAGCCTGGTAGCTTGATAATCATTCGAAATTTCCTTTCTCAGCCGTGACACGGCTGGCTAAGGTGCCGTTTCGTCCTTCTTCGAGTGCTTACGCACCACGCCCAGCGTCGAGCCGTCACGGGGCTTGTAGCCCTCGCAGCGGGCACGCCGCCTGACCACCCAGCCGTCCGTCCACGCGCATGTGGTGTACTCTCGCGGGAACGTCCTGCCGTCGGTCGTCTCGCCGTGCTCGGGGCTCCCGTGGATGCAGGTGCCGCAGAGCGTCATCGCGCGGCCCCCGGCGGTTCGAGCGCGTCCACCTTGGCGAACAGCTCCCCGCCCATCTCCACGAAGCCGACGAGCGCCATCAGCTCGGGCGCGATCATGCAGTCGGCGTGCAGCGTCCACGGCGGCTCGCCGTTGGCGTCCACCAGCCGCCGCAGGCTCGCGCGCCCCGGCACGTGGAGGATGCCGCGCTCGGTCGTCGCCATGCCGCTCATCGCCGACCGCCCCCTATGATGCACGCCAGCGCCGCCGTGCAGACGAAGCCGCCCGCGATGAACGCCAGCAGGTGCGTGAGTATCGCCATCACTCGACCCCTTCCAGTTGGAATTGTCGTGAGATTTTCACGATCATTTGCTCCACGCAGTCGTGCACGGAATTTTTCAGCACATCGTGCGCATCGTGATAGGGAATCGAATCATATTCCGTGTACCTGCTGGCCTCGCTTATAGACTTGGCTATCTTTTGGATGTCGTAGCGGTTGTCTACGCATAGGCGCATGCTCTGCTCCGCCGCCGTGCCTTTCCCGAAGATTTGAGTAATCATCATGCTCATCGCGCCGCCTCCCCCGCCGGGTCGCATTCCACGAGGATGAACGCGAGGTGGTCTACGACCTCGTACAGCCGCTCGTCGATTGGCTTCGCCGCCCATTCCTCTTCGGTCAGGCCGTCCCGATGCCAATTCGCGCCGAGTTCCATGCCGCGCTTCCCGGCCTCGTCGTACAAGCCGTCGTACAGCTCCTTGATCGCGTCGTATGCGCCTTGCAGCTTCCTGATGCCGTCGGCATCGAGCAGCTCGTAGGTTTTCCTCATGCTCTTTCCCTTTCTTGTTGCCGTTTAGCTGTTGCCGTGTTGACCTGCGATAACACCCAAAACGGCAACAAGGGCAACCTGTTTTCCTATATAGTTCTTTAACGATTCGCGCGTGGGCGCGCGCGCGTTAATATGAAAAAATTTTGCGTTGCCGCTGTTGCCGTTCCTAACATATCGCCTGTTGAACATATGTTTTTCAGCGGCAACAGCACCCATTTTCAGCGTTGCCGTTGCGTTGCCGCTGTTGCCCTCACCGCTTCGGTACCCAGCACCTTTGCTTCCCGTAGCCGTTCGTTCTCAACGTGTTCGGAAGGCGCACCCACCCCTCGATGGTCGCCATCGCCCGGTTTATGTCGTTGATCGTGTACCTCGAATCGCGCCGCTTGTAATCGTCTGGCAGATGATCGTATATCTCCCGCGAGCAGACGCGCTCCGCTATGCTCCCCTCGCCGGCTTCCGTTGCGGAGTACAGCCTGTCCTCCATGTATTCGGCGATTATCCCGGCGAGCGGGTCTTCCTCGGTGTACTGCATCTGCATGCGCTCAGCACGCTCCTGCATTGCCGTCGGCAGCACCAGCGCGGGGCGCTCGGACTTCCAGATGGCTACAGCTTCCGCAACCGCCTGCTCGAACCACAGGTGCGCGCCGTCCGTGTAGAGGAACGGGTCGCATTGGTTTTTCTTGTTGAGGCACTGTATCGGCAGGAACCGCCTGTTTCCCGTGGCGTCGGTGAGGAACTGGGTATCGTTCGTCGTGCCTATGAACACGCAGCATCGCGGCCTGAAGACCGTCTCGCGCCCGTATTTTGGGCGTATGGTGTCGCCCGTCGATGTTATGAACGCCTTGATGCCCTCCACGTCTTTCGCGCGTTTTGTCGCGAGCAGCTCTGCGAACTCGGCTATCCAAAGCCCCCGCAGCTTCTCCACCGCCACGTCGCCCTCGATGGTCTTGAAGTTATCGTCGTACCAGTCGCGTGTCGGACAGAACAGCGAGGCGAATTTCGACTTCCCTATGCCCTGCGCTCCGACGAGGACGGGCATGTAGTCGAATTTTATGCCCGGCTCGTACGCTCTAGCGACCGCGCCGACTAGCCATAGCCGCATGACCGCCTGCTCGTACTCGTCGCAAACGCACCCGAGCATGCCCAACAGCCCGCCGATGCGGGAATCGCCGTCCCATTCGAGCGTGTCAAGCCATTCTCGAACTGGGTTCCTGCTGTTCTCTTTCGCGCAGATCGCTACGGCATCCACAACGGCCTCTTTCGCATGCAGGCCATAGTACCGCTCGCAGTATGCGGTGAGGGCCGAGTAGTCCTCGTCGATAACGGGCCTGCTCGAATTGCGCGCATCCCACGGCAACGGCAGCTCGGCCATACGGCAGAACCCCGTCTCGCTCCACCAGAAGCGCCCTGCCAGCTTCGGGTCGCCCTTGACTATCCTGTAGGCGTTCTCGATGGTCTGCTTCACTGTTCCGTTCGAGGCGACCATGAGGCGCGTGCCGCTGCCCACTATCTCGGGCGCTTCCTTTTTGGACTTCCCCTTCTCGTAGCCGAGGGCGCTGTTGACCAGCTTGCGGAGCTGCTTTTCGTCCAGCGGCTCGTCGCAGCGCGCGCGGTTCGCGTCCGACACGCTCGTAAATATGGCCTTATCGTCCATGCCGCGCGATTGCAGGCTCGCCGCGTACTTGAACAGCGTGGTGTCGCGCTCGCCGCTCTTTATCCGCCTGGGCAGCTCGAATGGCTTTCGATCCTGCGCGCCGTTGTTCCGCACGAGATCGAGCACCGATTGGTTCGCCTCGGCGATCGGGTAGTCATCTGGATGCAAGTCCCACTCGTACAGCGCCCCGCTCGGGTGCCTGCTCGGCGGCGCGACGATGTAGCCGCCGTCCCCGCGCACGTCCACGCCGTCTATGACGTGGGCGGCGCTGCGCACGCTCACACCCGCGGGGGCGCGGAAGAACAGATGCTCCCCCCCGCCCCCGGTGGTAGCGCACGCCGTCTCGGGGAACTTGCCGTGCTCGCGCTGCCAGTCGATTAGGTACTGCGAGCCATCCACGCCGTTGTGGTTGTCCACGTCCACGACGAAGACGCCGCCGCTCGGCGCGCCCGTGGCGATCCCGATGTTGCACTCGGGGTAGTCGGCCCACACGCGGGCGATCACGTCGGGGTCGTTCGTGGCGTCCTTGAAGCCGTGCTTCGTTGCTGGCTCCTTGCCGTTGTCGATGCAGGGGAACACGGCGAAGCCCATCTTGGCGTAGGCGACCGCCGCCTTGCCTAATTCTGATAGCTCGGTCATACCGCGAACACCTCCCCGACGTTTATGAAGCCGTCGCCATCGAGGTATTCACGCGATAGACAGACACCTATTTTCTTTCCAACGAACTTGTACGTTTGGTTGTTGCAGAACGCAAAATCGCCGTCGAAGCCTCTGTTCGATGCGTTTATCTTCTCGATGATCTTGCGCGTGTTCTTTATCTGCCAGTCTTTCCCATACGAGAGGTAGATGCAATGCCTGTACCATGGTTCGTACCTGAAATGGTCGGCGTGTTTTCCGTCGGCTATGTCGAATACGAGGGCGACGTACCTCTTCTCTTCGTTCTCGCGCACGTCTGTGATTCGCACGGTGTATCGTCCTGGCTTGAACGTGAACGCGTCTTCGAAGTCATCCCATGTTCGCGCCTTGTTTTTCGGCGGTTTCTTATTGTCGCTAGAGTTGTACGCCCTCGCGCCGTGCAATGCTGACGGCACCGCCTTGATGTAGTCCATCTCGGCGTTTATCTCCTGCATGTCCTGTAGGTTGCCGCCCATATCGGGGTGATGGAGCATCGCAAGCGTCTTATATAGCTGTTTAGCTTGGTCCAGCGTGGAACATTCAGCGAACCACTTTATCTTCACCGCCCGTCTCATACCTCACCCCCAATATTTCGCATATCCTCTCCGCGCTGCGCTCCGGCTCGACGAACTCGAACCGCACGCTGCGCGTCTTCTGCATCGTGCTCATCTGCTCGAAAAGCGTCGGCCCCTGAAGCGGCTTCTTCGTGCCATGCCTAATGCACGTGCCGCCCGCCATCGGGTCGCACGCCTTCGAGTAGAGCCTGTTGCAGTGGCGGCAGTGTCCGTTGACCCATCCGCGCACGTCCTCGATGCACGTGGCCTCGTCGGTCTCCACCAGCACGACGAGCAGGCACCCCGCCGCGTTGGCGCGTGCTATCTCGCGCCTGAAGCGGTCGTGGTCGCGTCCGAGGTTGGATGCCAGCTCGCCGATGTGCTGCTTGGTGTCCACGTAGACGTTCGACCCCTCGGTGGCGTAATCGCCGAAGTCGAGCTTGCGGCGCACGACTTCCACGCCATGCGCCGCCCACCAATCGTGCTTCACGCCGTGCTTGTCGCCGTCGTGGATCTGCTGCCGCGTGTCCTCGACCAGCGCGCCCATCGCTAGACGTTCAGGGTCGCGTTGCCGAGACTTGCGGGCCTGGATGCACCGCCGCCGTTCGCAGGTTTCTTCGCACGCTCGTCGATGGTCTTGGCTTCGCGGTGGTCGCCCGTGCGCACCTGCTCGGGGGTGAGCCATTCGCCGATGTCGTACGTCCAGCGGTCGTAACCGTTCTTGTTGAGCGTCACGGTTCCGTCGATAACGGCCCAGAACGTCTTCCCGACGAACATGTCCCATTGGTCGGCTTGAAACGCAGCCATCGGATCGAACCCGGGGTTGCACGCCTTCAGCACCTCGAACTTGCCCTTGAGGTAGCCGAGGTCTGACCAGCTCACGAACTCGCGGTGCATGAAGTCCTTGTCGGGGTCGGGCTTGCCGTCCCAGTCCATGAAGTACGCGTCGCTGTACTTCCACGCGAAATCACCGCTCGCCACATCCCAAACGAACGCCGCGCACTTCTTCGAGAGGCCATCCGTCACGGTGCCGTCCGCCTTCTTCCATTCGAGGCGCACAGCCTGGATCATCAGCTCGTAGACGCCGGGCATCATCTGCTCGATTCCTCCACCGCCGCCCTGCTTGGCCTCGGCGTTGTTATACTCGTTCATGTCGATGTAAGGCATTCAGGTCTCCTATTCTCTCGTATTGCCTATCGCCTTGCGGTCGTGGATGCGGTACGCCTCGCGGATCCGCGTGTCCACCGCCTTCAGGTCGTTGTCGATGAACTCCTCGGCGAAAAGCCCGGGCGGGCATTTCGCAGGGTTCGCGTTGTTGGTGTGGAAGCCGTACCTGTCGCCCTCCTTCGCGCTTTGCAGCGTGCAGGTGACGAGGCCGCGTATCAGCAGCTTCTCGTTGAGCAGCTTGCCCACGGTAAGCAGGTCGATGCTGCCGTCCTGCTGGCGCTCCTGATGGAACACGAAGTAGACGATGCGCGTCGCGTCGCCGTCCTCGATGACGGCCTGGAACAGGTTCCAGACGCGCGCTGCGATGTCCGTGTATACCTGGAACTTGTTGTCGTAGGCCTCGTCGCCCGTGGACCACCGCACGTACATCTCGCTGATGCAGTAGCCGCAATCGTCCACGACCACGGCGCGCTTCTCGTGGTGGTTCGCGAGCCATGACTGGACGATGTCCACGCGCAGCGGCTTGTAGCCGTCCTCTGCCGCGAGCCTCGTCGCGAGATCGGGGACGCTCACGTTCTCCAGCTCCTTGCCGAAGAACGGCAGGATCTTGTTCTGGACGTTGAGGACGCTCACGTCGTTCTCCTCGAAGTTGCGCAGCGAGTACGATTTGCCCGTGCCGCTGTCGCCCATGATGATGATGGGTATGCTCATTCCCGCCTCCTCACTCTATCGGCAGCTCGCCGTCGAGCAGCTCGATGACGGGTGCCACGATGTCTATCTCGACCGCGCCCTTGACCTTCTCGGGGTCGATGCGCAGCGAGGTCTTGCCGATTCCTGCCGGTACGCTGGGGAAGTGGACCTTCCGTGCGCTCATCCCCGGCGGGACCTCGCCCGTCTGCCCGATGTGCTCGCTGATCGCGTCCATGTCGGGCAGCACGTAGCCCTGTTCCATGGCCCAGCGCATCAGCTCGTCGCGGTCGTCCACGTCGTAGCGCACCTCGTCGTGCTCTGCGATGGCCGGCGCTGGCGTGATGCTGTACGTGCCGACCTTCTCGCCGTCCACGTTGATGTCGAACGACTTGGGCGGCGCGCCGACCGCCGACGCCATCTTGTACAGGTGCTTGAAGTAGCCGTCCACCGTGCCGCGCAGATTCGTGGGGTCCTTCGTCTTGACCATCCCCGCGACCTGCTTGTAGAGTGTCTGCGCGATCGCGAGCATCTTGATGTCCTGCTCGATGCCCTCCCAGGGGTCGCGGATTATCTCGGCCCCGCCCTCGAAGTAGTCCTCCGAGCCGTTCACCCCGTCGGGGTAGTTGCTGTTCTCGTTCGCCATCTTTAGACCTCCGTCCACGAGTACCAGTTCGCAGCCAGCACCTGCTTCGCGCTCGCGAACGAGCGGCAGGCCCGCGTGTACGGGTACATGTCCTTCTTGAACAGCGTCAGCTTCCAGCCGTTGTCGTGGCTGTTCGGCACCAGCACGGCGCGCTGGCCGTAGGCGTCGCGGAATCTCCTAACGTCGCGTCCCACGTCCGCCCCCTCTCGCCAGCTTGCGCAGCTTCGCCTTCAATCCGCGCTTGGGCAGCGAGTAGTCCACGGGATGCGCCCAAGTGGACGCCTCGCTGACCTGGATGGGCGGGTAAAACGTGTCGGCCATCTGCCTGCTAGAACGGTGCGCCCTCACAGTTCCACCCCCTTGAAACAGTGTCATACGAGCCATCGGGGTAGTGGACGGTCGCGAACATGCTGTAGTGGCCGTCGCCGAGCGCCGTGGCGTTCATGCTGAAAGTCGTGCCCTCCTCTACCGCTTTGTCGCGCACGATCACGTCCTCTGCGGCGTTCAGTGCCGCGTCGAGGGCATCCAGAACGTTCCTCACATCCATGAGCCAACCACCTCCCAGAGCGCCATCAGCGCGAAGCACGCGCCGAACGCCGCAACCAGCGCGCGGCATGGTATAATCTCCACGTCCTCGCTCCTGTACGGACACTTTGACGCGTCGGCGTGGCACCGCTGGCGCGTCTCCTTTTCATTTCCCATCGTCGAACCTCCCATCCTTGATGAACCATCGTTTGCCGGACTTGAACGCAGGCAGAGTCCCCTGCCTGCACATCCGCGACACCGTGTTGCGCTGCGCCTTCGTCGGCGCTTCGTCCTCGCGCAGGCCGTAGCGGATGCGGCAGTAGCCGTCCAACGTCATGACCATGTGAATACCTCCTTCCTTGCGACCATCGGTCATGCGGGGAGACGCGCAGGGCGAGTAAGGTGGCCTGGTCAGGGCGAAAGAAAGGAGGTGTTGCCTATCGTTCATCGGGCAGGATGGAGAAAAGCGATAACCCCGCACGTCCCCCCGCATAGCCGATGGCCTTCATCGTCATCGCTATGCGTCGCTATTCGTTGTTGTCAAAGAACGGGATGCCCACGGCATCCATGGAGGCGCTGGCGGAAAGGAATGGGGAAGAGAATGACCAGCGCCCCCGTGGACGACGGCTCGGAGCGCCCGCCCCCTTGATCGCGGGGACGCCCCGAGCGTCGGGCTAAAGAGCGTCCACGACGGCTTTGAGCACTCCCAGCTCGTCCAGGCCGCTCACGTCCACGCGAAGCATGGGCAGCTTGCGCCTGCGCGGGTTGTCGGGGATGTGGACGAGCTGGACGGCCTCGCCGATTCCGTCGCCGTAGTAGTCGATGCGGCTGTACTCGGTGGCCCCGAGAACGGCGGGTGCCAGCTTGTGGTCTACGTAGCGTTGGATGCGCTTCTGGCGGGTGGTCATCATCTGGCGACCGCCTTGCCGTTTGGCTCGTCCACCATGCCGAGGAGGTATTCGGGCGAGCAGTCGAAAAGCTCGCAAAGGGCGATGAGGTTGTTGGCGGTCGGCTCGGCCTTCCCGTTTTCCCAGCGGCTCACAGCGTTCGGGTGGACGTGAATCGCCTCGGCGACGCCTTTGATGGTCAATCCGCGCTTGCGGCGCTCGACCAGCATATTGATTCGCATTAGTGTGCCTTCTTTCATCTGGGATTACACATGTGGCGTGTTTCCAAGGACAAAGATACCCGTATTGCGTGTTCATGTCAACACGTTTCTGTGAGAAAATACACGCAGGGCAGGTAAAGGAAGATGGTGGACATGCTGAAGATCATGGAAGCAAGGGAAGCCCGAGGGTGGACGCAGGCGCAATTGGCGCAGGCCATCGGCACTACGCAGCAAACCGTCCAGCGTTGGGAGAGCGGTCAGACCGACCCGAAGATTTCGCAAGTCGAAGCGGTTTCCAAGGCGCTCGGCATAACCATGTCGTTCCTTCTGGGCATGGACGAGCCGAAGCAGGCCCAGCCGCCAGAAGAGCAGAGGCTCGCATGGTTGTACCGCTCCATGAGCGCGGAGGGACGCGCACGGTTGATGGAGCAGGCCGAGTTCCTTGCGGCTCGGCACCCGTTAAATAAGGCGCGTGCGGTTTAGAGGTGCCTAGATGAAAGTCAGGTCGTACACCATCCAGCAGCTCAAGAAGGGCCACAAGGCGAGGTGCCGCGATTGGCGCTTCTGGGCCGTGACCGACCACGGGCGCAAGTCGGTCATATGGCACGGCACGTGGACGGACGCCCAGAAGGCGATCCTGGACTGGGTTTCCGAGTTGGAGGGGCTGAACCCCGAGGCGGGGACGTTCGCGTCATACGCGGCATCCTGGCGCTCCTGGCGCGAGGCATCCGGCGACTACGCGCCTAACACCATATCCAACGACGCGCGGAACGTGAAGGCCCTCATGCGCACGGAGTTGGCGGACAAGAACCTCTCCGAGATAACCCCCGCAGACTGCCGCGACGCCCTGGCATGGCTGAAGGCCCACCCCGTCTCGGGCAGGGGCGAGCTGAGCGGCACCACTATGAACAAATTGGCGCTTGCCCTCGGCTCGATACTCAAGCAGGCCCGCGACGACGGGCTGATCGTGCGCAGCCCCATGGAGTCCGTGAAGCTGCCGAAGGTGGACACCCGCGAGAAGGACGCCATGACGCCCGCCGAGCTGACGGCGTTCCTCGATGCCGTGGACGAACTCCCCATCGACGGCCGCACGGTCGCGCTCTACCTGATGGCGACGATGGGCCTCCGTCGCGGCGAGGCGCTGGCCCTGCTTGACTCCGACGTGTCCGGCGGCTACGCCAACGTCCACCTCAGCGTGAAGGAGGCGGACGGCTCGGTGTCGGTGCCGAAGTCCCCCGCATCCGTCCGCACAGTGCCCATCCCAAGGCGCACCATGGACCGCATATCGCTGTGGCGCGAAGTCCGCAAGGCCGCTGGCTTCGGGGATGCCGAGCGCCTTTGCTGCAACACCGAGGGCGGCTTATTGCTGCCCCAGAACCTCTGGAAGTGGTGGGCGAAGGTGCGCGGAGGATTGGGATGCGAGGGCATGGGCCTGCACCAGCTGCGCCACTCGAACCTCTCGATGATGGCCCGCCACATGTCGCCGTTCGACCTCCAGCGGTACGCGGGGTGGTCGTCCATCGAGCCTGCGAGGGTGTATATCCACGCCGACCTCGACAGCGTTACGAGGGCCGTCGAGGGTGCTTGGTCGTGATTCGGATGCACAGAATATGCACAGATTATTCTTGTTTTGTATAATCGCGAGCTTCTGACCTGCGCTTTTGCGTGGTCGGGGCGACAGGATTCGAACCTGCGACAGACTATGGGCAGGCCTCCCACCTGGGCAAACGCTGTCCAACGCTGTCCAACTGGAAATCGGGCTTTTCTCGGGCTGTCCTGCGAGTTTTCGGCGTTTTGCCTGCATTGCACGATGCACCCGATGCACAGAAAATGCACAGATTCGCTAAGCGGAACGGTCACAATAAAAGCCCCGCAAACGAAAAAAGGGCCCCGCCGACCGAAGCCGACGGGGCTGTATTGCATTCCGCATTACTTCGGCAGCGCCACCTTGCCAGTGCCGCCGATTCTGACGGTGGACGATTTGACCATGGCGCCGCTCTTGCCGTAGCAGTACCACGCACCGCTCGCTCCCTGCCGGAACCCGGTGAACATGCGCCCGTCGCCGCCGAACCAGTAGCGTTTGCCGCCGATGGTCTGCGCGCCAGTCACCATCGCGCCCGACTTGCCGCAGTAGAACTTCGAGCCGTCCCACTCGACCCAGCCCGTGACCATCCAGCCGTCCGCATCGAAGTAGTACCATTCGCCGCCGATGCATTCCCAGCCGTTGCTCGTCCACGAGCCGTCGGCGTGGCGGTACCACCACTTACCAGTCTTGTCGCTCTTGATCCATTGCGCCGTGTTGTTCATCGCCGCCTTCACCGCCTTGACTATCTGGTTCATCCTCGCATGGATGTACTCGCCCGGACAGCCCGTGGCGGCGTACATCCGATGCTCCGTGAACGTGCCGTCCGTGCCGCCCGTGTAG